TCCGCTGGCAATTACAAGGTACGGAATCAAGTCGGTTCCGCTTGCTGACAAGGTAATCCCTGCACCGCCAGCAGTCTCATAGTCGGTTCCAAGTGATACGGTATATCCACCAGTTTGTGTAATTGCGATAAATCCCGACTGACCAACCTTTTCTGTAGTCGGGTTGGCAAGAGTGATGTTACCAGTCACGGTCAATACAAAGTTTTGGTAGGTATCGAAGTCAAGGGTAGTTGACCCCGTGATGCTACCTGCCGTTTGGGTGTCGGCAACAGCAGATCCGCTAATATCTACACCATACGCTGTAGTTTCAAACTTTTTGACGTTGTCAAAGTACAAGTCAACGCCATCGTTAACATCCATAGTGATGTACGTTTCGGTGCCTGTGTCACTACGGAGCGTGATACCGTCGCCTTGAACGTTCAATTCACCTGTGTTGTTTTCGATGAAACTGTCTGTACCATTGTGGTATAATTGCAAGTCGGTCCCGACACCGATGTTCAAATTTTCGCTATCGCCAAGAACCAACCCGTCAGATGTTACTGTGCCAGTAATACTGACATTGCCTGTACCAGTAATATCGTTGCTGTTAAGATCAAGGTTGCCACCAAGCTGTGGCGTAGTATCGTTGACAATATCTGAAAGAAGTCCGGTAGTAACATCATCGTTAAACCCTGATAGGTTAATATTGCCCTTAGTCAGCTTCTTCTGATTTCCGGCTGCATCGACTACGGCAAAGAAATCTCCATCGCCGTCTGAAACCGACGTAGTGAGTTCGTTCAAGTCGAGGGACAGGGTGTGCGAAGTTCCTTCTCCGGTTGCAGCCCCGGTAGAAGCAAGACCTGTACCTGCAGTGATGTCTTGTACGTAATCGTTTGTTGTATCCGTGCCCAAAGCAACTGAGTTAGGCTGGATTGTAGCTGTGCCTGTTACGTTGCCTGAACCGTCAAATGAGGCAGATGTCCATACCACATCGCCTGTCATTCCAATTGTGCGTCCTGTTGCAAGGGTGGTAGCCGTGTCGGCATTACCAGTCACGTTACCAGTTACGTTGCCTGTGACATTGCCCGTTACGTTGCCCGTTACGTTACCTGTGAGGGCGGCTGTTACTGTCCCTGCAGAAAAGTTTCCGCTTGCATCACGATATACAATGGTGCTTGGGGTGTTGGCATCGGTTGCATTCGAAGTAACGGTAAAAGTCCCGGCTTCTGCATTTACAGATCCACTCAGACCATTACCTGCTGTCGCGCCCTGTTCAACGTAAGAACCTGTCGTTTTGGTTCCTAGTGCAACAGAGTTTGCTGCAACTTGTGTCGCCGTAACAGAATTAGCCGCCAAACCACTAGATGTGATAGGCGGTCCCTCTCCTGTTGTTCCATCGTGGCTGTGACCTGTGGAGCCGTTGAACGCAGCTACAATTGCGTCGAACTCACCATCCAAATCAGCAGCGTTAATAACGTTACCATCTGCAATGTTGTTTGGGGTATCGTTACGAGTATATCCTGTACCCATATCTATTATCTCCTTCCATAGAGTCCGTATTGTATGGACGCGGAGTCTATGGTAAATGTCGAGTCGGTTGTTTGACCTAGTGTTTCGTATAGGATTGATACGGTAAATCCTGAACCCGTTACTGGCTCATCGTAAATGTATCTGGCTTTGTTGCCGTACGAAGATGTGCCATATACACCTGCACCATAAACAACGGAACTTGCACTTGCATTGTTCAAGGTAACTGGTAATGGTTGCACCGAACCTGTCTGGTCAAAGTCATACTTGATTGACATCTGCAGTTCAAATGCACCGTCTGCATCAATGTAACTTGTGTTGCGGAATACTGTCTTTCTCAAGTTAGGATCTTGAAGTGGAACGTACGGCGTTGCAAATGTTGCCGTGATGTTAGTTCCGTCGAAAGTATTCCCCTGTTCCATTCGATACAGCCAATCTAGTTCGTTTCCAAAATAGATAAATTCTGTGTTGCCATCGTATTCACTAAAGGTACTGTATGCCTTTATACCGCGAATATCATTCCAAGAGATACCTTCTTGTAGTTGCGTCCCAGCAATCGACTTTGCTCCAGAAGTCTGGTAAGTCGCGTTGTACCCAAAGATACGATACTGGCTTTTTTCTCTGATAACTACGCTGCTAAAAGAAGAACTGCTAGATATCAAGTCTAGCATCTCTGTCTGGATAGGCTTTGATATTACTCCTAATGCAAAGTCGCCCACACGATCTGTAGCTGAAAAAGTACGTAAACCGTCTGGACCTAAAAATAAAATGTCTCCGCCAATTTCCTGAATTGTATCTTCAGCTACACAACCTAAGTCACGTGATACAGGCTGAAGGGCAAAGTCTGCAACACTGTTGCCAACCAGTCTGTTTATCTTGTTTTCACTAAAGATAATTAGTTGTTCACGAAATACAATTAAACCAGTTATATTATCGGCTATGTTTATTATACCACCACCAGATGCACTTGTAAAGTCCGTATCGCTATATGGTGCAGAAAAAATGAGATTTTTGCCGTTTCCAAGAAAGATGTGGTTCTTGAAATTGACTATGTGCGTACATCCTAGCGTGTCGTTAGGCAGTCCGGTTTCTTCTTGGAAGGTGCTGTTATCGAAGGTAAAGGGCTTGTTTCCTGTGTCGCCATCGACAACCATAAACTTTTCGGTGCCGCTAAAATCGTACTTTAAGAAGCGAACCTTACTAGATCCAGAGCCTATGTTCACACCCAAGCTACTAAATGTAGCGTTGTCGGTTATTTCCGTCCAGCCTGAACCTGCAGATCTGAAGATGCCATCGCCTCGCGCTACGTATACGTTATCACGGTAACGAAGGATGCCCCGCATAACACCACCATTTGGTATAGGATCTGTGTCGTACTTTTCAAAGCCTTCGATTCGACGATATCCACCAAAAACCGACGGTTCAAAGTTTCGTAATATTCGTGCACTTCCGGGGGCTGTAATACCGTGCTGCAGTTGAGACAGGTTGGTTATCAACCCACCCTTCAGTTCAAATATGTTGGTATTCCAACGATCTGGCATCTAAACCGCCCTTGCGTAAATATTCTCGTTTACGTTTTGTGTACGCATACGCTTCATACCGGACTCAAACTTTTGAAACGACACACGTGCAGATTCTAAGTTGTCACGGAACATGTAGGCGTAGTACATTCCGCCATCTACAATTACGTGTCGGTAGCGAAAAGGGATGGTAGGTACGTCGGTATCATTTAACAAATCTGCAGGATACATGTAGTATTCATATTTTACGGAGTAGGCCGCATCTGGAATCGGTGCAAAGATGATGTCGGTATCTTGTGCACGAACTACGTATTCTGGTGCGCTACCTTGTGATGCCGCTTTGTATTCGTCGTCGATGTATCTAGAAACATATTCGTCGTAAGAAAGCTGGTTGAGTTTACGTGCACTTTCAACGAGAGGTGTTGTACTACGTTCCAAACGAACCGTATCGAAATCGACGTACTTTGCGTTAGTCGGTAGTGGATATCGCATCTGACCTGCTGTTAAAGTTATTGTATCGTAGTTATGATTGAAAGGCCATGCAAAGTGAGATTGGTTAATGTCGCGGATTGCAGCGTTTACAGAATCCTTTAGCTGTGCGTAGACACCTGTAGCAGTAGCGAAGTTGGCGGCGGTCAGTTCTGTTTCATTTAACCGACGGGCAATATCGTTTGTTAGTCCCAAGAAATCGTATGCCATTTAGTTTTTCTCCACGACACGAATTCGTGCTTCTTGTTCGAACACAGTCGAGATGCTGGTAGTCATACGGCAGATAATGTTGTATTCCTGAAAGTTGGTTCCCAAGCCTAAGTACAAAGTAGCTACCGTGTCGGTGTTTGTGTTTGTTACGTGTTGCAAACCGTTTACAATATCACCTTGATTGAAAGTGATCCATCCGCTAGTTGCATCGTAGATCTTCCAAGCGACACTGCTAATAGTGTGTGTTTCTAAAATGTTGGTCCAGTCGATAGAATAATCTACCTGATCATCTGGATCTTTATCTTGCCACTTGATAGACATTGTTATGCAACCCTTCTTGCTTGTGACGGGGTTAGTATGAATGTTCGAACTTTACTATATGCAAGTACAGGAATGACTAAGGTTATGCCTGTATACGTTCCTGCCCCGATAGATCCTGTCATACCAACAGATGTAACACGGTGTGTATTTGAGAAGGTAAGGCTACCAATTGAACCTGTAGCACTAACGCTAATCAAACCTTCATCTGGATTTTCAAATACGGTATTAACAGAGCCTGTTGCAGATACACCGACAAGGATGGTTCCCGGATTAGCACGTACGCTTCCTGCGCTTCCGGTTCCTTCAACGCCAGTCAATACCTTTGTTGCGGCTGGGCCTTTACCTAAAACGTTACCGATTTCGGCTGTAGCCGACACGCCAACAAGACGCTCAGATAAGTCGATTTCAAAACCGTTTACAGCTACGGTTTGAACTTGGCCTGTGCCCTCGACTCCGCCGACTACTTGCGAAGGCGACGTGATACCGTAAGATGCAACACCATATTGTCCGGTGCCATATAGGGCATCTGCAGTATCAAACGTAGCCATGTTTAGGCTATCCGAATAACAGCATTACTTGCATCGGCTGCAGGGAATTCGATAGTCAAGTCACCTGCTGAAGCACTAACTGTGCCGCCGAAGACGATTACAGCAATTGCCTTGTTTGCTTGTGATGAATTATAGATGATACAACCATCAGCAGACAAGGTTACGTTGCTGAACACTTCGTCTGTAAAGTCAACGATTGCAGTAGTACCATCTGTTGAAATGGTTGCACCGTCAAGAGCCTGACCGCCAGCAGAATAGTTAGTTCCGCTTGCTTCGTCAGAGTTGCCTGTTACATCTGAATAGTTGGTTGTTGCTGCACCGTACGTACCTGCTGGGCTTGCTTTAATCAAGGCAAGCTTCAGTACGTCGGTATCAAGGTCGTGCGTACCGCCCAAAAGTTCAGACTTGAACGACGTGCACATCGCGGTTGTGATTGCCATTGGGTTACTCCTTTAGGGCAGTTTAGAGGGAAGTCTCAAAGAACTCCTCAAGAGATATTGAAATATTTACGGAACTATTTGCGCTTGCAAGGCCGCGTAGCTTATCGCCACCAATCAAATACAGAGGGTAGTCGGTTATTTGAAGTAGCGAGTTTGCTGGAAGTTCGACAGTTTCTGCAAGGGTGTAGTAGGTTGTGCTTGCTGCGTCGTACCAGTCGAGACTGAATGTAACCGACGAACTAGATGAATTGTTGATGTAGATGCTGTTTACGTCAGTTGTGAAACGTGTAGGTACAGTGTAGATATCTTGATTGCTTGTGGTAAGTTCTAAAGCAAGGGTGCGTTTCTTACGTTCAGCCATCTTAATTCTCTATGTAAATTATATCAAAGGTAGCCGCTACCCGTAGATCAGCGTTTGAACTATCCGCTACTGCACGAAACTCAATGTCGGTTTTTTCTGGGATAGGCTGTGGACAGGTAATGTCCTGATGGTACGACCCTTCAAACAAATCAAATTTATTTTGTGTGCGAAACACCCCGTTAAATTCGCGTGTCAACATTCGTATCGTAGCAACCTTGTTGTTTTGAACCGTAAAGG